CAGGCGTGGCCCAGTCGAACTCGTACTGGTGGATGATCTTGGGCCAGTCGGTCGGGTCGTCGCCGTACTCTTCCATGTAGCTGGCCCTGGTCATCGAGGTGACCACAAAGCAGGACTTGGCGTCCGACTTGTCCTGGCGCTTGCTGTTGAGATCGAAGAACACCGAGCTGTCGGCATCGAAGATCGGCTCCATGCGGATGCGCTGATATTCGTTTTCCTCGTCCTCTTCATCCTCGTAGACGGTGCGCAGGCGCCAGGCGCCAAATCCGCCGCCCACTGCCTCCTCGAAGGCATTGTCGTAAGCCTCGTCGGCCACGCTGTCCTGCTCGTCGGCACGGTACAGACCGTCGCAGGTCTCGGCCAGCTTGTCGTTCTCGCCATCCTTGCTGACGTAGTCCACGGTGATGCGGTTGTTGCGGTACTCGTTGACGATCCGGATCACTGACAGCATGATCTTGTTGACCTCGAACTTGGGCTTGTTCTCGTATTGGTCCCAGAGTGGCCCTTCCCACTGCGCACCGCACAGGCTGTAAAAGCGCCGGTCCTGCAGGCACTGCAAGCGCTCGTCGCGCAGGGCAGTCTGGATGTCGTTAAATTGCTTTAGCGCATCATCGTGCAGGGTGCTCAGGAATTGCTCTTTGGAAATGCGTGCCATATTTTCGCCCTCGTTACAAGTATTTTCTCACCATTTGCTGTTTACTGGCAATGGCGTGAAGTTTATGGACCGGGCAACGGGTACAGCCCTGCGCACGCCCTCGCAAGCATATCTCAGCGCATCGATGACGTGATTCTTCTTGTCCTGGAGCACTGGCAGCACCTTGCCGGTCAGCGGGTCGGTCTTGTAACTGTAGAACATCAGCTCGTCGACAGTGTGCGTGCAGCGTGGGTGAACCACGATGTCGTAAGACTTGAGCCACTCGACACCCTCTTCGACCGACTTGGCGCCTTTGACCGCGCCCATGATCTTGGGGAAGCCGTGCTTGCGCATGTGGCTGATCGTCTCGGGCCGGGAGCTGTCGGCCACGATCGGCCACTTCTCGGCCTCGGGCACGGTCATGAACAGGTCAGGCGTGTTGATGATCTCGCAGCCTACCATGTAGGCCTCTTCGTCGATGTAAAGCGTGCGGCCAATGATGTGGCAGCGCACCAGTACGGTCGGGTCGGACGCGAAGCCCCAGTCAGCGCCCAGCCGGTGGATGGCGTCACGTGGCGTCTCGAACTCCTCGACGCGCCAGTTGCGGAAGACGCGCGCGCTGCTGTTTTGCAAGTAGGCGCCGCGCCAGACGTGAGCGTACTTGTCCGGGTCTCGGGACAGGTCGTACTCCATCTCGAAGCGCAGCACGTCGGGAAACCAGGGGTTGTTGCTGTAGTTCACCTCGACCACCACAGCGTCGGGTGGCGGCTGGTCACCGCGCAGCAGGAAGTCGACCGGGTCGCTGGCCTGGCTTGGGTTCCACGTGAACCACAGCTCGGAGCCGGGCTTTCGGATGGTTGGCCGCAGCAGGTCCAGGCTGCGCTGCGACAGGCTCTGTGACTCCTCGCACCAGGCACGGTCGTATCCCTCCAGCGACTTTATCGAGTCGGCTGTGTGGTTCTGCATGCCCTGGAAGATGATCAGGCCGTCGCCCTTCTTGGACTTGATGACGGCCTCCTGCACCTCGAAGTAAGCGCCGGCATTCATTGACTCGATCTTGAGTTCGAGCAGGCGCTTGACCGACTGCGCCAGCGACTTCTGGACCTCGCGCACGCAGACGCTGCGGCTGGACTGGTCCATGATGTGCGCCTCGATCAGCATCTCGGCAAAGGTGTGCGACTTGCCGGAGCCTCGGCCGCCGTGCGCGCCTTTGTAGCGCGACGGCTCAAGCAGCGGCAGCGCCCACTCGGGGGTCTCGATGCGCAGGGTCGTCACTTGCCAACCACCACGCGCTCGATCTTCTGGATGGCCAGCGGCCGGTCTGGATCTCCAGTCAGCTCCAGCTTGTCGCCGAACTTTTTCGGAGCCAGCTTGGACAGAAGCCACTTGCGTGTATCCACCTGCAGCTTGTGCTTCTGAACGGCCGCCCAGTCCTTCTTGCCGTCCGGCTGCAGGCCGACATCCACATCGCTCAGCTCCAGAACCTCCTGCGCCATGCGCTCGATCAGCTCCTCGCGCGCACGCGCGTACCTGTCGGCCAGCTCCTGGTCAACATTCACCCAGCCAATGAACGTGCTGTGCGGAACACCAGCGGCCTGGCAGGCTTTGAAGCAGCTCAGACCACCATGCATTCCTTCCAGGACTTTCTTGGCCAGGTCTGCGCGATCCTGGCTGCCAGCCTTGGTCGGTTTATTGGCCTTGGTCGTTTTTGCTGTCGCCATCATTCACCTCTCCACCAGATCGCCACGGCCAGAGCTGTTGCAGCCAACCACCAGCCCTGATGGCCAATGATTGCACCGATGGCAATCGCCGTGATCAAGTTAATTTTGTGTGGAATCGTGGTCATGCCCGATTGTCCTCCAGAATTTGTTTTCTCGCCATCCTCATGGCGTCCTTGAGGTCGAGCCTGAGCTGCTCGTTTGCGGCCTGCTCGGCCTGCAGCTTGGCATAGCATTCGGCTGCAAACTTGGCCAGCGTGTCGTGCTGCCAGGTGCTGAAGTTTGGTTGGTCAAGTTGCTGGATCATAAAAAAACTCCAACCTGCTTAAACAAATTTGGCCTGTGTTGTTTCATCAATTCAATATCTGCTGGATACGCTTTTTGTCCTGTTTTGATGTTTTTGACAACCCAATAATTGGCCTTTTTTTGAACTCGACCATCTGCGACGACTTTGTAAGTCACCCACTCATCGGTGTGCGCCTGCGACTTTTCAAACAAAAACCACTTCTGATGCTCGTCCCTGATTTCCGCTTTTAACTTCCATCCATCGGCCTCATCAGGAATTCTTCCACTGTACGTTTTCATTTTTTGCTCCTTTGTCCTATAGGCTTATCATCATATCCCTATAGGTTCATCATAGTCAAGTTCTTGCAAAAAATTCTGCATCATGATCTGCCCCTACCCTACCTCCCCTTCCCCTGCTAATAGGGGGTAGAAGAGGGGCGGGTTTTAGGGGCAGAGTCAAGACACTTTGCCCCTAACCCCTAAAAACCCCTAGGGGCACTCAGGGGCGTTTAGGGGCGATTTTGTCCTCCATTTTTTTGCATCAGCATGGCACTTGCCTGCGCCTTGTTGACGAAAATCCAACCATGCTCGAACGTCTCCAGAGCGCCTGCGTTGAGCATTTGCGAGATGATTCCATCCGGTCTGGATGCCTCGGTTTTGTTCTTTGCGGTGCGCTCGGTCGCTCCATCTTTGACCAGCAGATCACGCAGCGCCGACCTGCTTACATAGGGAAAACCCTCACGCTCTTCGGCACCTGATGCCCACCAGGCGCGCTCGACTGTGCGCACGTTTTCGTCGTGCTTTGTAGGCTTTTTGTGGGGTTTTGTGGTTGCTGCTTCTTGGTCTGGCACGGCCACGCAGGTGGTCGCTGGGCCGCCAAACTTGGTCTTGCCCATCTCGATCACCTCCAGCTTGAAGTAGATCGTCTCGCCTTTGCTTGGCAGCTCGCGCTGCTTGGTAACGGTCACCGACCGGGTGCCTTCCTTCTCGCTGACCTCGATCTCGGTGTCGATGTGGGCCCGGATGCCGGACCAGCCGCGAGCGCCTTTGGCTGCGTCCTTGCCGTTGTGGTGGATGATCATCATGGCAGCGCCTGTTGCCGTGGCCACCTGGTCGAATCTGGCCATGACTGGACCCATGTCCTCGCCGCTGTTCTCGTTCGCGCCGGCGCTCATCCTGGCCAGCGTGTCGCCAATAATCAGTCGCACCGGCTTACCCTTGGCGATCTCGATGGCTCGCACCAGCTCAATCACATCATGGGCATCCTGGTCTCCGACATAAAAATTCATCGGGACCGGAACCATCGCCAGGTTCTCCAGGTTGCAGCCGTGAAACTTCTTGATGGCCTGCATGCGTGACCGGATGCTAGCCGGGGCTTCGCTGGCCAGGTAAACAACCAGTCCGGGGTCGGTCTTGCGACCGTAGCAGTCCTCTCCGGTGGCGATTGCCGTGGCCACCGACAGTGCCCAGAAGGTCTTTCCGGAGTTGCTGTCTCCATAGACCACCACCGAGCTGCCGATGGTCATCAGGCCTTCCACCAACTCGTCTGGTGCCTCGTAATCGCTGCCGAGCTGATCGCCAAAAACCACCTGCAGCTTGTCGATCACGGCTGTGCCGGTTTGCTGTACCAGCAAGCCTACCAAATCGTGCCCAGCTTGTGCATAATCATTGGCGTCCATGCCCTCGATGGGTGGGATAATCACCCTGGCCCCGAACTTCGCGCTGGCCTGGTCGGCATACTTTTGCCCGACGCCATGCTTGTCATGGTCTGCGACGATCACAATATCCTGAGCTGCTCCGAACATTTCGCGCAGGCTGCCAGTTACCGGCACCAAGCTGCTGGCGCTGTAAGTGGCCACGCAGGGGCGGCCTGTCGTCTCATGGATTGTGGCCGCCGTTGCGAAACCTTCGGCCACATAAAGCACGCCAGGCTCATCCAGTGAGCCTACCATCCAGAATTTTCCACCAGCCTCGCCACCTGGGTGGTACAGCTTGCCGCCTTCGCTGTCGATGTATTGCAGCGTGCAAAGCTGGCCATCCTTGTCGAACAAGGGCACGATCAGCCTGCCGTCTCCTGTGATCCTGGCACCGTGCGCCTGGATTCCTTTTCGCTTGAGGTAAGGGTGATCGGGGCTGGCTGCCTGGGCTGCCGTCCAGATCGCCTCCACGGTCACCGCAGCCACCTCGTGCTGCTTTTCCAGTGCTGCCTCGCGCAACGCCTTGGCCTCTGCCAGCCGCCTGGCGTGTGCCATTTCCTCTGTGGCTGTCAGCCTCCTGCCAACGTCAGCACGCCAGGGTGACTCGAACCCCATGCGCCAGCATCCAAACCGACCGGCAGGCACGCCATCACCGAAGACCACATACCAGCCAGACTTGTCACCTGCTTTGGCGCTGCCCTTGGTTCCGGACCTGAACCGGTGCAGCTTGCCATCAAAGACCACCTGCTCCGGTGGCTCAAGGCCTGCTTCCCGGATGGCATCA